CATTACTATGGCGCAAACCCAGTTACAACTGGCTCAGAGCGCTCCGCAGATGCACAACATGTACGAGTCGTACCGTAGGATGTACGAAGCCATTGGCGTGCGGGATATTGACTCCATCTTGAACTCGCAGAACGTGGACAAGCCTAAAGACCCGGCCAGCGAAAACAGCATGGCGTTGGACGGCTCACCGCTTAAAGCTTTTGCTGGCCAACAGCACGATGCGCACATAATGACTCATTTAATGTTTGGTATGTCACCAATAGTGCAGGGCGCTCCGGGCGCACCCATTATTTTGCAGAAACATATCCTTGAACACATCTCTATCCAAGCCGAAGAGGCCGTGGAAGCTGAACTGTTTAAGCAATACGGCACTGACCCTGACTCAATGATCTCGCCGCTGCAACGCGAAGCCATGGTGGCTTTAAAGGTAGTAGAAGGTTTTCAAGCAATGAAGGCTATGCAGGACAAGTTGCAGCCTCCATCTCCCCCTGATCCATTGATTGATTTGAAGAAACAAGAGCTTCAGCAGTCTGCTGCCAGCGATCAAGCCAAGCAACAGGTCAATCAGGCCAAGCTACAGCTTGATCAGCAGAAAGAACAGTCCGATGAACGCATGGATCAGGCCAACTTGGCCTTGAAACAGCAACAACTAGGAGCCCAAAATGGCAACCAAGCCCGTTAAACCAAAGAAAATGCCAGAACAGCCGCAAAAAACGGCAGTAAAAGCCTCAGAAAAACCAAAAGTTACGTACGTCTACCGAAAAGATGCGTTTAATAAGGTAAAACTTGCGTAGTTTTACGGTATAGTACGCACGAACCCTTCAAACAGGGGCCAAACTGTTTGCTTTCATAGGAGAAATCCATGCTGGAATTTGCAGAAGCGGTATTTGTTCAGATCAAACGGCTCCGTAAAGAGTCCCAAGAGATGATTTTGAATGGCCGTGTGCAGAATATGGAGCAATACAAGTTCATGATGGGCCGGTTGGAAGGGTTTAACTTCGTTGAGGATGCTGTGCAAGAGATTCTCAAGAAAAATCCAAACCTTTAAGGATCTATTGATGACTGTAGCTACTCCATTGGAAGAAAAGTGGGCTCAGGAATTTGCCGCAAAGGCAGAAGCCGAGGCCCAAGCGGCAATTGCAATGCAAGAAGACGAAGCTCGTGCCAAGCAAAGCCATGAAGAACAGCTTGACGCTGTCAAAGACCATTTGCCACAGCCTACTGGCTGGCGAATTGTGGTTTTGCCTTACCGAGGCGTTGGCCAAACAAAGGGTGGAATTCATTTACCCGGGCAAACCCTAGATCGTCAGCAATTGCTCACTACTTGTGCCTACGTTTTAGCCGTTGGCCCTTTGGCATATGCCGATACTCAGAAATTCCCTCACGGTCCTTGGTGCAAGGAAGGTGATTGGATTATTTTTGGCCGATATGCCGGTGCAAGGATGCAAATTGAGGGTGGCGAGATTCGAATCTTGAACGATGACGAGATCTTGGCCAAGATTAAAGACCCCAATGACATTCTTCACATGTAAGGAGCCCAAAAATGGCACGACAATTTATGAATGACAACCAGCTAGAGTTTGATCTAGGTGAAGGCGAGGTCGCCACGGACATTTCCGTGGAAGATCCCGTAGAAGAAGGCGGCGCTGCTCCTGCGGCCCCCTCGGAGAATCAAGAACACCGTGATGAACTGGACACTGTCAGTGAAGGTGTTCAAAAACGCATCTCCAAGCTTACTGCCCGCATGCGGGAAGCCGAACGCCAAAAGGATGCAGCTATTGCCTTTGCCCAAGGCTTGCAAAGCGAGAAGTACACCCTTCAGCAAAAGCTTGTCAACACGGATTACAGCCGTTTGAACGAAGCCAAGGGCCGACTGGACACTCAGCAGGCTACTTTGAAGGCAATCATCCGCAAAGCCCGAGAAGAAGGTGACATTGACACCGAAACCGAAGCCCAGCAGCGTCTGACTGACCTGACTATGGAGTCCCGCCAAGTTACAGGCTGGCTCCAGACCCAGCAACAGCAGGTGGAAAACTTCCGCCAGCCCATGCCGCAGCAGCAGGTCCCTCAGGTACAACAAAAACCCACCCCCTCGCCCCGGGCGGAGGATTGGGCCTCTCGCAATACATGGTATGGTCAGGATCGCGTGGCTACTTATGCCGCTTGGGGAATCCACCAGACTCTTGTTGAGCAAGAGGGGGTTGAACCCGATTCAGATGAGTATTACAATGAATTAGATCGAAGACTTCGGGAAGAACTCCCGACCCGCTTTGCAGCCCAACCCAGACAACAGCGTTCCGCGCCTGCTGTTGCACCTGCTTCCCGTAGTTCGGGGATAAATAGTGCGCGCCGTACTGTCCGGCTATCGCCGAGTCAGATTGCTATTGCTAAGAAGCTGAATGTTCCTCTTGAGGAATATGCTAAGTACGTAAAGGAATGATCATGAGCGAAAAAATTACCATCGATAGAGCCGCCCGCCCAACTCGGGATAAGGAAACTCGTCGCAAGCCATGGGCAGCGCCTTCACGCTTAGATACACCACCGCCTCCAGAAGGCTATGGATACCGTTGGATTCGTGCAGAAGTCAATGGATTCGTAGATAAGCAAAATGTCTACAGCAGCATGCGCGAAGGTTATGAACTCGTGCGCATTGAGGAATTGCCTGAAGAATACCAAGGCATGATGCCCACCATTGAGGATGGGAAGCATGCAGGGGTGGTCACCACCGGTGGCCTGCTTCTAGCAAAAATCCCTGATGAGACTGCTGAAGAGCGTAATGCCCATTACCGTATGAAGGCCCGTGAGCAGTTGTCCGCAGTAGACAATGAGTTGATGCGAGAAAACGCACACTCTACAATGCGCATTCAATCCCCCGAGAGAAGTTCCAAAACAACTTTCGGAAACCGTTAATTCGGATTTTTTAATCTTTTAGGAGCTACAAATGGCAAATGTAAATAAGCCTTTTGGTCTGCGTCCGCTAGGTAATCTTTCAGCTACTGGTGCTCAAAAGCAGTATGGCTATCTGATTGCAAGTGGATACGGAACTGCGATCTATCAGGGCGACTTAGTTGTTGTCTATGACGGATACATCATCAAGTATGACGCTTCCACACACACTGCCCCCACGGGCGTGTTTAACGGTTGCCAATACAACGACCCGACTCGCACCGACAAACCAACTTGGAAGAATTACTACCCCGGTAGTATTACCCCCAATATTGGTAGCATTGTGTGTGAAGTTCAGGACGATCCAAACCAATTGTTCCTTGTACAGGCAGATGGTTCGGTCACCCAAGCAAACATCGGCAAAAATGCTGACCCAACTGCGTCTACCACTGGCAGTACCTACACCGGTATCTCCAATGGAACTCTCAGTTCGTCCTCCATTGCTAAGACTGCTGCATTGACGTTCAAAATCGTGGGTCTATCCGACACCTCGACGAACGCATTTGGCACCTATGCACAGGTGGTTGTGAAACTTAATCAACATCAATACGGTAGTGTTGGCGTTGCAGCAGACGGAGCATAATCATGGCTATTACACGTTCACAACTCGTAAAAGAGCTAGAGCCCGGACTCAATGCCTTGTTTGGTATGGAGTACAACCGCTATGAAAACGAACACGAAGAGATTTTCGAAATCGAATCTTCTGACCGTGCGTTTGAAGAAGAGGTAATGTTGACCGGCTTCGGTTCTGCTCCAACCAAGGTTGAAGGCGCAGGCGTGCAATATGACACCGCGAACGAATCGTTCACGGCCCGTTATACGCACGAAACCATTGCAATGGCGTTTGCATTGACTGAAGAAGCTGTAGAGGACAACCTCTATGACCGCCTCTCTGGTCGCTACACCAAAGCACTGGCGCGTTCGATGTCTCACACCAAGCAAGTCAAGGCGGCTTCTGTACTGAACAATGCATTTACTGGCGGCAATTATGTCGGCGGTGACGGCGTTTCTCTGTGCAACTTGAACCACCCCACTGCACTGGCTCAAAACTTTGCCAATACGCCTTCGACTCAGGCTGACCTGAACGAAACGTCTTTGGAACAAGGTTTGATCGACATTGCAAGCTTCATCGACGAGCGTGGCTTGAAGATCGCTGTTATGGGCAAGAAAATGATTGTTCCAAAAGAACTTCAGTTTACTGCCGAGCGCCTGATGAAGTCCACTCTGCGTACTGCGACTGCCGACAACGATATCAATGCCATCAAATCGATGGGCTTGATTCCTGACGGTTATGCCGTGAACCACTTCTTGACCGACACCAACGCATGGTTCATCATGACCGATGCGCCCAACGGTCTGAAGATGTTCCAGCGTTCGCCAATCAAGACCGCCTTTGAAGGCGATTTTGACACCGGCAATGTGCGCTACAAGGCTCGTGAGCGTTACAGCTTCGGCTGGTCTGACCCTCGCGGCATCTACGGCTCTTCGGGTTCGACCTGATAAGCTTCAGTACGGTAGAGGTGACTGGCCTGCCACTAGGGCCCCTTCGGGGGCCCTTTTTATTGTTTCAAATCTGTCATAAATGCCGCCTAAGATGTGCTTGCAGCGCGGTGTTGCATCATTTTTATAGGGGTTTATCATGGACATTACATTTGTGGCTAAAGTTGATTTGTTTGATTTCCTTAGCTATTTTGGGGTTGAAGTTGAGGATGTTTTTGGTGATGAAGTTGAAGATGAGTTTGCTGACGAAGAGTATGTATATGATGATGAAGGCGTAGCGTATTGGTACGACGAAGAAAATGAAGTTTGGTACGCATACGACGAAGAGTCTGACGACTGGTACGAGTGCGAAGAAGTTGCGGAAGACGAAGCTGAAGAGGAAGAGTCCGCTGCTTAATTGGGTACGACCCTACCCAGATTGGGAGGCTTTGGCCTCCTTTTTCTTTTGTCTTTCATTGTAGTGGTGTATGCGGTGGCAGTTTGAACACAGAACTATACATTTTGCCGCTTCTTTGTACGCTAGTTTGTACCGGCCGTTTTGGGCTAACTCATTAACGCTGTATTCTTTAGTATCCGGCGGGTGATGGAAATCTATACAGGCGGGGTGGTTAAACCCGCAATTTGAACAAGATAGACGGGCTTTGTAGTCTTTCCACTCCTTGCGTTTTTCCCTGCGACGATCATTGATACGGTTTTTTTCAGCCTCTTTGTTCCTTTCGTAGTACTTTGCTGAGTATTCCTTGTGCTTTGCCTTGTGAACTTCTGGGTCTTTGAAGGGCATATTGACAAGCCTTAAAAATAGTGTATATTGCAGCTAACCCGGGCTTTCCGGTACATTGAACTGTCCCGGCAGACGACATACCGATCAATGTACTTCACTTGTATGTAAGGACTATTAATATGGCACGCACTACGTTCAGCGGCCCCCTTCGTTCGATGGGTGGCTTGTATCAACAGGGCCCCGGCGCTGTTCTTACGCTCACTTCCAGCACTACGCTGGACCCCGTCACCCACGGCGGACGGCTTTTGGTTATTGGCGGCTCTTTGGCGGCTGCTTTGACCTTGACTCTCCCCACCATCAACACCAACGCTGATGCTTCCACTGCTGGCCCGGGCCGCGATTACAACACCCAGAATAATCTAGGCGTGCTGTACACCATTTGGGTTTCCACCACGATTAGCACTAGCTCTTTGAAGATTGGTACTGATGGCACTGACAAATTCATCGGCTCTCTGTTGTCGGTGGACACCGATTCGGCTGGCGCAATGGTAGGTTTTACTGCCGCAGCTTCAAACGACTTCATCAATTTGAATGGAACGACCACTGGTGGCGTTGCAGGCACTTGGATTGAGATCCGCGCAATTGCCGCATTGAAGTACTGCGTCACTGGCGTGATCCTCGGCACTGGCACCGTTGCTACACCGTTTGCCGATTCCTAATAGGAGGCCCTATGAGTGGCTTTCAATTTGACGTAAAAAGTTCGCATGTAAATGCCAGTGGCCAAATGGTCACTGGCAGAACGCGCCTGAAAGGCGTTATTGGTATTGGCTCTGGCACAGCAGGCACAGTGAACATTTGGGATTCTTCTGCGGCCCCAACTGCCGTCACTTATGGCCGTGCTGGAACTCTTATCACCATTACTCTGGCCTCCCACGGCTTGACTACCGGTGATGTGGTCGGCCTCGCCTTTGGCGCAGGCACAGGTGGTACAGCTACCAATGGAAATTATGTTGTTACGGTACTCACATCGAGTACATACACTGTAACGGACATTAATTCCGGTAGCATCACTGCCGGTGCAGCAGCTTCCCAAAGCGCCGTTGGTTCCCGTTGGATGACTTCATGGGACACCACAAATAACTCCGCTACGGTCACACTGTTGATCCCCGGCGATGGTATTTGGGCAACTAATGGCTTGTATGCTCAATTGTCAAACCAGACTGGCTTGACTATTTATTACGGATAAGGAGTCCATCATGGGACGTGCAGCAAAAATGGCAGATGATCAGTACCAAGGCGAATGCCAGCCCGGTGCGCAAAAGCAAGACATGGGCAAGGGTGGCCCTAAACAAACGCCTAGGAAGCCCGGAAAAGGCCCCGTAAGCTCTGTTTCTCCCCGTGGTGTAGGTCAGGCCCGCAATAAGCCTTGCAAGATGTACTAAGGAGCAGCCATGAAGCCCGGTTTGTATGCCAACATCAATGCAAAACAGGACCGGATTAAAGCTGGTTCTGGTGAAAAGATGAGAAAAGTTGGTAGCAAAGGCGCTCCAACCGCTGCTGCTTTTAAACAATCCGCAAAAACTGCAAAGAAGCCTAAAAAATGAAGTCCCCGGCATGGCAGCGTAAGGAAGGCAAAAACCCCAATGGGGGCTTGAATGCCAAGGGCCGCGCCTCTGCCAAGAAACAAGGGATGAATTTGAAAGCTCCTCAGCCAGAAGGCGGTAGCAGGAAAGATTCTTTTTGTGCACGAATGGAAGGCATGAAAAAGAAACTTACCAGCGAAAAAACGGCGAAAGACCCAAATTCACGAATCAATAAAAGCCTTCGTGCTTGGAAATGCTGAGGTCAATATGAACGATGCACATGACGCAAAGACAATGGCTGATGGCGCTGCGGTAGTCATGGGCCTTGGCGGTTTTTTAGGATGGATGACTCCCGTGGTAACACTTATTGGCGGCATCTTGACTATTGTGTGGCTAGGTATTCGTATTTGGGAAACCGATACGATACAGAAACTGGTAAAAACCGATGCCTAGTAAGAGTAAAAAGCAGCACAACTTGATGGAAGCGGTGGCGCACAGCCCCGCTTTTGCCAAAAAGGTTGGTATCCCACAATCCGTGGGCCAAGATTTTTCTAAAGCGGACAAGGGCCGCAAATTTCAAAAAGGTGGCGATATGAAAGCAAAGATGAGCATGAAGAAGTTTGAAGCATCTTCTAAGGACATGGAAAAAGGCATGAAAGAAGGCTCCAAAAAAGACATGATGGCTGATAAAGAAGCCATGATGGGCTACAAAAAAGGTGGAATGCCTATGAAGATGAAAGATGGCCAAAAAGTGCCTGCTTTTTTAAATAAAGGCGGCGCAGCACTCCGTGGCCAAGGCATTGCCCAGCGCGGTTATGCCGGTGGCGGTAAGGTGTCTAGCGTACAAGTAAAAGGCATGGGTGCAGCACGCGCACGCACTGCAAAAATTTGCTAAAAAATGACCACTTCGGGCGTAGCCAACTTTGACCTGCAATTTGATGACTTAATTGCCGAGGCGTACGAACGCTGCGGCATAGAGGTCAGGGCAGGCTACGACATGAAGACCGCTTTGCGGTCTTTAAACCTGATTTTTGCTGAGTGGGCCAACCGAGGGCTTAATCTGTGGACGATTGAGCAGCGGACCGTGACCCTTGTGGCTGGGACAAACAACTACAACCTTCCCGATGACACCGTAAATGCCCTGTCAGCGGTCATTCGTACGGGAAGTGGATCCACGCAGCAAGACATCACGATTGATCGCATCAGCCGCGCTGAATACCTGCACATTCCCAACAAGAACACTCAGTCCCGGCCCGCCCAGTACTATGTACAGCGCTCTGTACCTACAACTTTGTACCTGTACCCTGCTCCCGATAGTACGACTACCTACACCTTTGTGTATTACGCTGTTCGCCGGATCGACAATGCAGGCACTTACATCAATACGGCAGACATTGTTTTCCGTTTCCTCCCCGCTTTGGTTGCAGCGCTGGCGTACTACCTTGCTTTGAAGCGTGCACCTGAGCGCGTGCAGATGCTCAAGCAGTATTACGAAGAAGAGTTTGCCCGGGCTGCCATGGAGGACAGAGACACCGCCAGTGTGTTTTTGATACCTACTTTCACAGGTAGATAGCCATGTCAGGCTTCGCTTCTGGTAAGTTTGCGATTGCCCTCTGTGATCAGTGTGGGCAAAGGTACAAGCTGCTTGAGTTGATCCGAGATTGGAAAGGCTTTAAGGTCTGCGAAGAGTGTTACGAGCCTAAGCATCCGCAGTTGGAGCCCAAGCGCACAATTACAGAGCCGCAAGCCCTGTATCAACCCCGCCCAGAGTCTAAATTGCTTGTTACAATCTTTGTAGGGTTTACGGCGGATACTTCCTTCTCAAGTGTAGGTATGACTCCTATGCCTTATGCCAAACCGTTGGATGCAGCAGGACTTATGGGGCAAGTTGGGACACGAATAACATGACCTACACAGAACTTTGCGCAGCAATTGCTGACTACACCCAGAATACGTTCACGGCAACGGAACTTTCTACGTTTACGAAGCAGGCAGAGCAGCGAATCTACAACACGGTGCAGCTTGCCAACTTGCGCAAGAACATGACGGGCACTGTTACGGCAAACAACAAGTATTTGTCGGCCCCAGATGACTTTTTGTCGGTCTATTCCCTTGCAATTTTCCCGTACGGGGGCGGCGATTACACCTACCTGTTGGATAAGGATGTCAACTTCATCCGGGAAGTCTACCCTTCGTCCACTACCACGGGCACGCCCAAGTATTACGCCATTTTTGGACCACAGTCGAGCAATGTAACGGAGCTTTCCTTCATCCTCGGACCAACGCCAAGCACCACGTTCAGCGTGGAGTTGCATTACTACTACTACCCCGAGTCTATCGTCACTGCTGGTACATCGTGGCTGGGCGATAACTTTGATTCGACCCTTCTTTATGGCTCCTTGGTCGAGGCATACACCTTTATGAAGGGTGAGCAAGACTTGATGGGCGTTTACGATGCCAAGTACAAGGAAGCTTTATTGCTACTGAAGAACTTGGGCGATGGCAAGCAGCGGATGGACACGTACCGCGATGGCCAAGTCAAGAATAAGGTGGCCTGAGCATGATTACCGCAGGCCTTACCAATAGCTTCAAGTACCAACTGTTGTTGGGGCAGCATGATTTTTCCGTGGACACGATCAAGATTGCTTTGTACACAGTAAGCGCTGATATGGGCCCCACCACCACGGTCTATACGACCACCAATGAAGTGACGGGTACTGGGTATACCGCTGGTGGTGTGACGGCCACCAATGTAACGGTAACCTTGAGCAATGGCGTGGCGTTTGTGGACTTTGATGACCCAACGTGGGCTGGAGCCACCTTTACTGCGCAGGGGGCCCTGATTTACAATGTTTCCAAATCCAATAAATCGGTGGGATTGCTTAATTTTGGTCAAGCTCAGGTAATGATAAACCAAGGTTTTCAGATCTTGATGCCTTCCAACTCCTCCGATTTGGCACTTATACGTATCATCTAAGGAATTCAAGTGGCACTTGTAACTACCACCAAAGGCGACATGGATGATTCCTTGCTTGAAAAGCGGGAAGGCACAGTCGATAATGAGAATGAACTGACAACGTGGGTTGAGTACTGGCTGGATGGCGAGTTGGTTCACCGATCAGCGCACGTTACGCTGAAGAAAATGCCTACCTTTGCAGGTGGCGAAGCTGCTTCTTTTTAAGGAAATATTATGAGCAACACGCAATCAATGGTCACTTCGTTCCTTGGGGAACTGATGCTAGGTCAACACCAGCTTGGCACTTCTACTATCGTTTCTCGCGGGAGCCTAACCTCACCTACTACGGACACAGTTAAGGCGGCGTTGTACTTGGCTTCTGCTACGGTCAATGCTTCCACTACAGCGTATTCTGCTACTGGTGAAGTTTCCGGCACAGGCTACACAGCGGGCGGGGTGACGGTAACGAATGCAACGGCTCCAACTTCTACCAACTCGTCTTCAACGGCGGGCGTAGGGTACTGGACACCTTCTGCTTCTATTACTTACACAACCGTAACGCTGTCTACTGCGTTTGATTGTGTCTTGATCTATAACTCGACGCAGAGTAATAAGGCAATCAGTGTCCACACCTTTGGTTCCCAGACTATTACTGCCGGAACCTTTACCTTGACCATGCCTTCCAACACGACTACGACTGCTCTGTTGCGCTTGGCTACAACCTAAAGGTAGGTCATGGCTGGATGGGGCGTTGGCGCTTGGGGCTACGGCACTTGGGGCAACGGCGAAACCATCCTCACTGGGGATGAGGCAACCGGCTCCCCCGGTTCAGTCACGCCTAGCAGGACAGTAGCTCTAAGCGGAGTATCCGCAGCAGGCGCAGTAGGAACAGTAAGCCCAGTCATAACGGTAGCCCTGACCGGAGTATCGGCAGCAGGCGCGGTTGGCACAGTCTCCAGAGGAAACACATCCCTTGCTTTAACTGGGGTAGCGGCTTCAGGTGCGGTTGGCACGGTTGTTCCAAGTACCTCAGAGAGTGAGGATGGGGATGTTGCAGCAGGTCTAGTAGGTACGGTCACCCCAAGTTTGACGGTTGCGCTTACAGGCGTGTCAGCTTCTGGGGCAGTTGGGACTGTAGTACAGAGTAAAGCGGTAACGCTTACAGGAGTTTCAGCCGCAGGTGCGGTAGGTAACGTAGCTCTTGGTACTCGCTCACTTGCATTGACAGGTGATGCTGCTGCGGGATTGGTGGGGACAGTATCCCCAGATAGAGATAAAGCCCTGACAGGGGTCGCCGCCACAGGCGCAGTAGGTACGGTGGTTCAGTCTGCTGCTGTGCCTCTTGTGGGTGTTATGGCGCAGGCAGAGGTGTCGCAAGTAATTGTTCCTCTTAGCCCGTTGACGGCTACAGGTTCGGTTGGTTCGGTTACTCAAGGACTCTCTATTGCGCTGTCTGGAGTGTCTACGGCAGGTGCGGTTGGTTCGGTTGGTTTAGGGCCAAGAAGTTTTGCGCTGACAGGTAACTATGCCAAGGGTGATGTAGGTGTAGTTATCGCGGTTTACTGGAAATTGATAGATGACATGCAGGTAGCTGATTGGCAGAATATAGGTAATAATCAGACACCGGGGTGGTCAGGAATTACGAACGACGAAACACCCAACTGGGTGCTTATCCCAACTGAGTAGGAGTTATAAATGACGGTCAATTACACAACCAATCTAGCCCTCGGACAGCCGGTAACCGGCACAGAATCCGGTACATGGGGCGATGACGTAAACAACAGCGTTACGTCTTACTTGGACATTGCCATTGCTGGCGGCTTGTCGGTCTCTATCACCACGACAGACGTTACGCTCACGCTCACACAGGGTACAAGCTCGGCAACTAACATCGGCTCGACCACGGCGCAGTACGCCATCCTGAACGTAAGCGGGGCAATGACCGCAGCGCGTAACTTGATCCTGCCTAGCAGCAGCCGTCAGTACGTCATCAACAACAATACCACTGGTGGGTTTGCCCTGACGGTTAAAGGCTCTGCTACCAGCGGCGTAACGATGGTCAACGGCGAGAAGGCCCAAATATTTTGGAACGGCTCTGACTATGCCAAGCTATCCAACACACCGGGCGGCGCAGGAACATTTAGCTCCATCACCAACACCGGCCTGACATCGGGCCGTGTGGTGTACTCCACCACTGGTGGCCTTGAGACTGACTCTGCCAACCTTTTGTACAGCGGTACTGACCTGACTGTGTATGGCCTCACCGTGGGCCGTGGTGCTGGTGCTGTGTCCACCAATACTGCGGTGGGGACTAGTGCTTTAAGTGCTAACACTACAGGTGCAAACAACACTGCTATAGGCTATCAGTCTTTATTAAACAATACAGCCAACAACAATGCGGCTTATGGTTTTTCTTCATTAAAAGCCAACACATCTGGAACTCAAAATACAGGTATTGGACAGTCGGCTGGTTTTGGTACAACCACTGGAACAGATAATACCTTCCTTGGATTTACCACTGGTTATGCCAATACCACTGGCGCTCAAAATACTGCGCTTGGCTCCCAAGCCCTTGCGGCAAACACCACAGCCGCTAACAACACTGCTGTAGGTTATCAGGCTAGTTACAGTAATACAACGGGTACAGCAATAACTGCTGTAGGTCAAAGTGCGTTGTATTCAAATACTACAGCAGCATATAACACTGCTGTTGGTATGCGGGCTGCTTATACCAATACTATAGGTGCCGGTTTAGTTGCTATTGGGTATGGCGCTTTACAAAATAATACTACTGGATCTAATAACGTAGCAGTAGGTGGATATGATGGTAGCGCAGCACTTCCCCCGTTAAATTCCAATACTACAGGTTCTTCTAATACTTCTGTAGGTAACGGTGCATTAACCTCCAACACCACAGCATCAGAAAACACTGCTGTAGGCTATACCGCTGGTTACGCCAACACAACTGGCGTTCAGATTACCGCAGTTGGTTCTTATGCTTTAAGGTTAAACACAACTGGTAATTACAACTCGGCACTTGGTTCTGTTGCTTTGTACTCAAATACAACTGGCGGAAACAATACAGCAATGGGTTACTACGCCCTTTACTTAAACACCACAGCATCTCAAAACACCGCCGTAGGTTATCAAGCTGCGTATAGTAATACAACAGCAAATGGTATTGTAGCAATTGGTTCACTGGCTTTATACAGCAATACTACTGGTGCGGCTAACACTGCGGTGGGATCGTATTGGGGCGGAAATATTGAATCCCCTTTATACAGTAACACTACAGGTTCAGGTAATTCAGCTTTTGGGCCGGGAGCTTTAAAGTCCAACACTACTGGGTCTTCTAATGTTGGTATTGGTGTTTATGCACTTGTCTCCAACACCACAGCATCAGGCAACGTTGCTATAGGTTATCAGGCGGGATACACAAATACCACTGGCAATCTTGTAGCCGTTGGTTATCAAGCTGGTTATGGAAACACCACCGGATACTCTAATAGTGCTTTTGGTGCTACAGCATTAAAAACAAATAGCACAGGTATAGCTAATACCGCAGTAGGTGAAGGTTCTTTATTTTCCAACACCACAGCAAACTACAACACTGCTGTAGGGTATCAAGCCGCTTACGCAAATACCACAGGAGATGGTAATGTTGCTCTTGGTTATGCGGCTCTTAAAGCAAATACCACGGGATTACAAAACACCGCGCTTGGCTATTTGGCGATGTATAGCAACACTACTGCTACTCAAGGGTTGGGTGTTGGCTCTCAGGCTTTATACAGCAATACAACAGGCGCTAACAATACAGCCGTTGGAGCGGCTTACGCTCTTTACTACAACACCACAGGATCCAACAATACCGCAGTAGGTATGCAGGCTCTTGGAGCAAATACCACAGCCTCAAACAACACTGCTGTAGGTTATCAGGCGTTGTATTCCAACACCACCGGCGCTCAAAATACTGCTGTAGGATATCAGGCGGGGACTGCAAATACTACTGGTCAATACAATGTTCTGATTGGATATAGGGCTGGTGACGCTATTACTACAAACGGTGGGAATTGCATAGTAGGGCCGTTAGCGGGTATTGGTTCTACAGGGCAAGGCAATACATTTGTTGGAAATTTGGTTGTTGGTTCTACCAATGGTTGCGGAAGCTCAATGACCACAGGTTCCAAGAACACCATTATTGGTGGTTTCACCGGCAACCAAAGTAGCCTAGACATCCGCACAGCAAGCAACTACATCGTGCTGTCTGATGGGGATGGGAATCCACGGGCTTTTATAAATAACTCGGCCCAAGTTTTCTTTGACACGGTAACGGCTACAGCAACTGCTGGAGGAACATGCATCCTAGGCCCAACTTCAACAGGAAGTCCAAGAATTGCAACGGGCCATGCAACTGGGACTGCTGGAGGTAATGCGTATGCTCAATATATGCTTGCTGGAACAGAAATTGGCTCTATTACTCAAAACGGGACAACAGGCGTTTTATATAACCTAACCTCTGACTATCGCCTGAAGAACAACCAACAACCTCTGACAGGCGCTAAAGAGTTTGTCATGGCCTTGCAGCCTAAAAAATGGCAATGGTGGGACGGCTCTGGTGAGGGCGTAGGCTTTGTTGCCCACGAGTTTATGGAGGTCGCCAAACATTCAGGTCAAGGCAAAAAAGACGCTGTGGATGCCGACGGCAAGCCCGTTTACCAATCCATCCAGCCATCTTCATCTGAAGTAATGGCAAATCTTGTTTCTTTAATCCAAGAACAACAAGCCCTCATCACATCCCTGACCGCCCGTATCACGGCACTTGAATCAACCTAAAGGAGCTTAAAAATGGAAATCGAAATCACAGCAGAACAAATTGCCAAGCACTACAGTGCAGCAATGGACAGCGTAGCCCTCATCAACGGCGGCAAGCCTGAGATGATGTCCGACGAGGACTGGGCCGATTGCCTGTCCCGCAACAAAGATCACTTGAAAATAATGCTTGAAAAACCGTACTGGACTACAGAAGACCTGTCGCCTTTGCAAGCAGCATCAGCATAACGGGAAGCCGCCACCCGACCTTGGCGGCGCATTAAGAGGAAAAACGAAATGGAAAACAAAAAGCCCCAGATCGTAACGATAGACGGCACGGAATACGATGCTAACGACTTTAACGAGCAGGAAGTTATGTACCTGAACCACCTAATGGATTTAGATCGCAAGATCGGCTCCACGCAGTTTCAGCTACAGCAACTCATGGTAGGCAAAGACGCATTCCTGACAATGCTAAAAGCTGAGCTTGCCAAGCCCAAAGAAGTTGAAGTATTGAACTAAATCATGATTGACCCGATAACCGCTTTCGCTACGGCCCAAGCGGCTATCAAGGGGGTGCAAGCCGCAATCAAGATGGGTAAGGACATCCACGCCATTGGCGGGGAGATGATGAAGTTCTTTGAGGCCAAGGATGTCGTCCAAAAGGCGGCATCCCAACCTAAGTCTAGTTTTGCTAAGTCTGATACAGCGGCTGCGTTTGAGATAGTGATGCAGGCAAAGCAATTAGCTGATGCCGAGCGGGAATTGAATAACTGGATGGTGATGTCTGGACATGCTGACCTCTGGCAGCAGCTACTGGTGGAGCGCAACAACCTAATCCAGAAACGCAAGACGGAAGAGATACTGGCAGAGAAGCACGCCAAGAAGCGCAAGGAAGATATCGAGGACTTGTTGACTTGGTTGATAGCAGGGGCATTGGTTATCCTGCTGTTGGGTTTATGTTTTTGGTGGACAACTTTACTTCTGGGGAAATAAATGCTGACGATTCTGAGTACCTTGATCTCCTTCCTGATGGGCGGCTTGCCTAAGCTGCTGGACTTTTTCCAAGACCGGCAGGACAAGAAGCATGAACTGGCTCTAGCCCAGATGCAGATTGAGCGCGAACTTGAGCTACGCAAGGCTGGATTTGAAGCGCAGGAACGGGTGGAGCAGATACACAGCGCCCAGCTAGAGATGGAGAC